ATAGAATGTTTACCAACAACATCACTATGGTAATGTAGTGCTGTATAAATTATAAATTAAATCATGGGAGTACAAAAAAACATTGGGTTACTAAAATCTAAAAACGAGCAGGTAACAGAGAATTTAAAAAAATTAATTCTTGAAGAACAAAAAACCAGAGAGTTAGCTATTGGATGTTTAGAGTTATTAAAACTGATGCCAGGGTATGATGAGGCGTTAAAACAGTTAACAGAAAAAACTGAAGATGAACATAAAGGAGCTTAAGCTAAGTATTATAAACGCAGGCGAGAAGGCGGTAAAGCAACTTATAAAGGTAGCCAAGGAGGAGATAATAAAGGTTGACACTGAAGACCCTTTAGCAGCTGATAAGTTAAAGAATGCAGCGGCTACTAAAAAGTTAGCTATCTTCGATGCCTTTGAAATACTTAAGCGTATAGAGGACGAGAGGTCTATGCTTGAAGGTACAATCAACGAAAAGAAAAATAACACCCCAAAAGGATTTGCAGAGTCAAGATCAAAATAGATTATATACGGATATAACAAAGCACATTCCTAAGTCTGTTATCTCAAACAAGAACAGAGGTAGGACTTGGTTGTATGGTTATAATGAAAAGTATGACGTAGTTGTAATATCTCATACGGGTCAGATAGAATCTATTATAAATGTTAATGGATTAAAGATAGCTTTACCGAAGGCTCCTAAAGATATCTTTAAAAGATCTAAGGTTAAAGAAGAACAGTACTGGCAACATACACCCTTAGCCAAAGAGTTGTCTAAGATTAAGTCTATATTTCAGTGGCATGATACTCCTGATATATTTAAGTCCAAGTGGGTTGACTATATCGAAGAAGAGTTCAACAGACGTGAGCATGGGTATTGGTTTATGAACAACGGTAAGCCTACTTACATTACAGGAACCCATTACATGTACTTGCAGTGGACAAAGATTGATGTAGGCAACCCTGACTTTAGAGAAGCTAACAGAGTTTTTTATATTTTCTGGGAAGCGTGTAAGGCTGACAAGAGGAGTTTTGGAATGTGTTATCTAAAGATAAGGCGTTCAGGTTTTTCTTTTATGAGTTCATGTGAGGGGGTTAACCAAGCCACCATAACAAAGGATTCAAGGATAGGTATACTTTCTAAAAGCGGTTCTGATGCAAAGAAAATGTTTACCGACAAGGTAGTACCTATTTCAAATAACTACCCATTCTTTTTCAAGCCTATACAGGACGGTATGGATAAGCCTAAAACAGAATTAGCTTACAGGGTTCCAGCTTCTAAGATTACTAAAAAGAACATGCACACCTTGTCTGATGATGAGCTTGAAGGGTTGGACACCACTATAGATTGGAAGAACACAGGGGACAACAGCTATGATGGGGAGAAGTTACAATTACTTCTGCATGATGAGAGTGGAAAGTGGGAGAAGCCAGATAATATTTTAAATAACTGGAGGGTAACTAAAACTTGTTTGCGTTTAGGTAGTAAGGTTATTGGTAAGTGTATGATGGGGTCAACCTCAAACGCTTTAGACAAAGGGGGTAGAAACTTCAAGGCACTTTATGATGACTCGCTTCCTTCTAAAAGGAATGCAAATGGTCAGACAAAGAGTGGGTTGTATTGTTTGTTTATTCCTATGGAGTGGAACTTTGAAGGTTATATTGACTTATACGGTATGCCTGTATTTAATACCCCAGCAAAGCCTGTTGTAGGAATAGATGGAGAGCCTATAACAGTGGGAGCTATTGACTACTGGACAAATGAGGTTAACTCACTTACGCAAGATCCAGACGCATTAAACGAATTTTATAGACAGTTTCCAAGAACGGAGTCTCACGCATTTAGAGATGAGAGCAAGCAGTCCATATTTAACTTGACAAAGATATATCAGCAGGTAGACTATAATGACTCCTTAATAATAGACCACCATGTAACGAGGGGTTCATTTCATTGGAAGGATGGTATAAAAGACTCTAAGGTTATATGGTCACCAAACAAGAATGGAAGATTTTTAGTTAGCTGGACCCCACCTCCACATCTTCAGAACAATGTAATTATGGAGAGAGGCGTTAAGAAGCCAGGTAATGAGGACATTGGTTCATTCGGTTGTGACTCCTATGATATATCAGGGGTTGTTGTGGGTAAAGGTTCTAACGGTGCGCTGCATGGTCTTACTAAGTTTAACATGCAAGAGGCTCCGAGTAATGAGTTCTTCTTAGAGTACATAGCAAGGCCGCAGACTGCAGAGATATTTTTTGAGGAGGTGCTTATGGCCTTGGTGTTTTATGGTATGCCTATCCTGTGTGAGAACAACAAACCTCGTTTACTGTATCACTTAAAGAATAGAGGGTACAGAGGGTATTCTTTAAACAGACCTGACAAGGTTTACACTAAGCTGTCTAAGACGGAAAAAGAGTTGGGAGGTATTCCAAACTCAAGTGAAGATGTAAAGCAGTCACACGCCTCTGCTATTGAGTCGTATATTGAAAGACATGTAGGAATTGATTTTAACGGAGACTACAGAGATGTTGGAGATATGGGGACTATGTACTTCGGGAAAACCCTTGAGGACTGGGCAAAGTTTGATATAAGTAACAGAACAAAGTTTGATGCTGCTATAAGTTCAGGTTTAGCTATAATGGCTAATCAGAAACACTTATACACACCTTCTAAACAACAGTCGAAAATATTAGTTAAATTTGCGAGATATAATAACTCCAGTAGTAAAAGTCACATAATTACATGAAAGATGTTAACATAAACATAAACTCTGCAGCGTTTCCTGACCAATTTGCTTCTGATAAAGACAAGGCCACAGACGAGTTTGGGTTACAGGTAGGTCAAGCTATACAGTACGAGTGGTTCAGAAAAGACGGTGTAGGCTGTAGGTTTTACAATCAGTGGACAGAGTTTCATAGACTAAGACTTTACGCAAGAGGAGAGCAGTCAGTAGCAAAGTACAAAAACGAGTTAGCGGTAGACGGAGATTTATCGTATCTAAATTTAGACTGGACACCAGTCCCTATCATACCAAAGTTCGTAGACATTGTTGTTAACGGAATGTCTGACAGATTGTTTAAGGTCAACTGTGTTGCTATGGATGCAATGTCAGCTGAAAAGAGGAATCAGTTTCAGAAGATGGTAGAGGTTAATGTAGTTGCTCAGGACCTGTTTAGACAGGTAGAAGAAGATTTTGGTGTAGAAATGTTTCAGGTAGATCCTAAGACTTTACCTCAGAGTGATACAGAGATGGAGCTTTACATGCAGCTAAACTATAAGCCTGCGATAGAGATAGCTAACGAGATAGCTATAAACACCATGCTTGAGGAGAATCATTATGCTGATACTCGTAAGAGGGTGGACTACGACATTACTACATTAGGAATAGGTATGACTAAGCATACATTCCAACAAGGTGATGGTATAAAGGTTGACTACGTTGACCCTGCAAATGTTGTTTACAGTTACACAGAGGACCCTTACTTCAAGGATACATTTTATTGGGGGGAGATAAAGACTGTGCCAATTGGTGAGGTAATAAAGATTGACCCAACCGTAACAAACGAACAGCTGTCTGAGATATCTAAGTACAGTCAGGCGTGGTATGACTACTACAATGTAGCAGCTATGTATGAGAACAGTATGTTTGCAAGAGATACATGTACTCTATTATACTTTAATTATAAGACTACTAATAGTTTTGTATACAAAAAGAAAAAGACTGCCGAGGGTACATATAAAACTGTAGAGAAGGATGACGAGTTCAACCCACCTCAAGAGATGATGGACGAGGGCGAGTTTGAAAAGGTAGAGAAAAGAATTGACGTTTGGTACGAGGGTGTTATGGTGATGGGTACAAACATTATCTTGAAGTGGGATATGATGGAGAACATGGTCCGTCCTAACTCCGCTAACCAGTACGCTATGCCTAACTATGTGGCGTGTGCTCCAAGGATGTATAAGGGGGTGTTAGAGTCTTTAGTTAGAAGGATGATACCATTCGCTGACTTAATACAAATAAGTCATTTAAAGATACAACAGGTGGTTGCTAAGGTTGTTCCAGACGGTGTGTTTATAGATGCTGATGGTCTTAATGAAGTAGACCTGGGTACAGGTGCAGCTTATAATCCTGAAGATGCTTTAAGGTTGTACTTCCAAACAGGTAGTGTTATTGGTAGGAGTTTTACTCAAGATGGTGAGTTTAACAACGCAAAGGTTCCTATCACTCAACTTACATCCAGCAGTGGACAGAGTAAGATGCAGATGCTTATAGGTAACTACAACCATTACCTTAACATGATAAGACAGGTTACTGGATTAAACGAGGCAAGGGATGCTTCTTCTCCAGACCCGAATGCTTTAGTTGGGGTACAAAAGTTAGCCGCTTTAAATTCAAACGTAGCTACAAGACATATCTTAAACGGAAGCCTTTATATAACTAAAACTTTAGCAGAATGCTTATCTATTAGAACGGCAGATGTTTTGGAGTATGCTGACTTTAGGGATGAGTTTGCTATGCAGATTGGTAAATACAATCTAAATATATTAGAGGAAATAAAAAACCTATACCTATATGACTTTGGTATTTTTGTAGAGATGAGTCCTGACGAAGAGGAGAAGCAACAGCTTGAGCAGAACATACAGATGTCATTACAGAATGGTGGCATTGACTTGGAGGATGCTATTGACATAAGGACTATCAATAACCTAAAGATGGCTAACCAGCTACTCAAGGTTAAGCGTAAGCAAACTAAGGCAGAGGTTCAGCAGCAGCAGCAGCAGCAGCAACAAATGCAAGCGCAGCAAGCTCAACAGTTGCAGCAACAAGCGGCTCAGTCTGCAATGCAGCAGACTCAAGCAGAGCTACAAGCTAAGATTCAAATTAAGCAAGCAGAGATAGCTTTCGAGATTGAGAAACAAAAGAATGAGGCAGACCTTAAGCGGCAGTTAATGCAGGTTGAGTTTAACATGAATATGCAGCTAAGAGGGGTGGATCAGTCGCAGATTGACAAAAGAGAAAAGCAAAGAGAAGAAGCTAAAGCAGACCGAATAAGTCTTGGTAATACTCAGCAGTCTAAAATGATTGAGCAAAGGAAAAGAAATTTACCAGCACAAAACTTTGAGTCTAATGAGGACAGCTTAGATGGCTTTGATTTGTCTGAGTTTTCTCCAAGATAAGAGTCTAAAAG